TAATGCACATAGTTACTGGAGCAACTGGATTTATCGGAAGTAATCTAGTAGCACATTTAAATAAACAAGGACATAGTAATGTTTTATTAGTAGATACACTTACTATGGATAAAACAAAAAATCTTGCAGGTTTACAATTTGAAGACTTAATAAGTCCTGTTGAATTGTTAGATATACAAATCGACAGAAGCGATATTGTATGGCACATGGGTGCAAATAGCAGTACAAAAGAAACAGATTGGGAAAAAATTTATAGTAGTAATGTAGACTACACAAGACAACTTTTAGGTAAATGCAACACAATGGTTTTTGCTAGCAGTGCCAGTGTTTATGGAGATAACATTGATACACAAGAGAATTACATAAACGAAGCACCTAAGAACTTGTATGCTAGTAGTAAGTTAATATGTGATAATATTTTTAGAAATACTGTTGATTGTAAAATACAAAGTTGGAGATTTTTTAATGTTTATGGAAGTAGAGAAAGTCATAAACAGGCAGTAGGTATGGGCAGTCCTTATACAAACTTTATTCAACAAGCAAAAGAAACAGGTGTAATAAAAATATTTGAAGGCAGTGATAAAGTACAACGTGACTTCGTATGCGTTGATGATATAGTACATGTTATGTATCAATGTGTTCAGCAAGACGATAGTTTTATTTGTAACTTAGGCACAGGACAAACATGTACGTTTGAATATTGGGCTAAGATAATAGCAAGTCATTACAATGCTACTATCGAATATATACCTGTGCCAGATGACCTTAAAGGGATTTATCAAATGTATACTTGTAGCGATAACAGTCAACTCAAAACATTTATTAATCATCAGTTTAAAACACCTGGTCAATATGTGGAGGAAAATTTATGAAAGTATTAGTACTTGGAGATATCATTGAAGATAGATATATTTACGGAACTAGTAGTAGGATAAGTCCTGAAGCACCTGTTCCTGTAATAACATACAAAGAAGAAAAAACAACAATGGGCGGAGCCGCTCTTGTGTATGAAAATTTAAAAAGTCTTGGAGTTGATGTTACATTATTTGAAACTGGACAACCACATAGTGTAAAAACACGAGTTATATGTGACGGACATTATGTATGTAGAATAGATGATGATAAACATGCTGATTGGGTAGCCGTTACTGAAATGGTTCGCAGTAAAATGGGTTTACAGGAATATGATTATGTTATTCTAAGTGATTATGGTAAAGGAACTCTCGATAGACCCAAGTATATAATAGAAAATCTAAAAAACCAAGGTTGCAAAGTTATTGTAGATCCAAAAAAAGATGCATCAAAATATTCAGGAGCTTGGTTGGTTAAACCCAATAAGAGTGAATATGAAAAGTTTAACTTTGATAAATGGGAATACGGACATAACATTATTCTTACTGATGCAGGCAATGATGTTTACGCAAGAATAGATGAACAAGAATACACTATTCCAGTTGAGCAAGTAGAAGTAAATGATGTAACAGGTGCAGGAGATTGTTTCTTAGCGGCTTTTGTTTATGCACTTACTAAAAATCATGATTATCAAAAAGCACTAGAATGTGCAGTAAAAGGATCAGCAGAAAGTGTTAAACACACAGGTACATATGTATTACAAGTTAAGGATATTCAAAGTACTAAAGTATTCACCAACGGTTGTTTTGATATTATACATCCTGGACATATTGAAATGCTTAAAAAAAGCAAAGAACTAGGAGATTGGTTAGTAGTAGGTTTAAACACAGACTGTAGTGTTAAAAAACTAAAAGGAAAAGATAGACCTATCAATAACGAAACAGACAGGAAAATTATGCTAGAAAGTTTAGACTTTGTTGATGAAGTGATACTGTTTGACGAAGATACTCCGCTAGAATTAATTAAAAGTATAAAGCCCGATATAATTACTAAAGGTGGAGACTATACGGTAAGTCAAGTAGTTGGTAATGAATTAGCACAAGTTTTTATCATACCAACTGTTGAAGGTCATAGCACTACAGAAACAATTAAAAGGATTAAAGAATGACACAACTCGACGGAGTACAAGAAAAAGGTTGGGGAAGAGAATTAATTTGGGCAACCAACGACAAGTACTGTGGAAAAATAATGTACTTTGATCGCAAAGGAGCTAAGTTTAGTATGCACTTTCACAAAGAAAAAGATGAAAGTTGGTATGTACTAAAGGGTAGCTTTACACTACACACTATGAATACTGACAATGCTGAATTAGAAACGCAAGTGTTAACCAAAGGAGATACTTGGCGAAACGAGCCTATGCTTCCTCATCAATTAGTAGCTATGGAAGATGACTGTGCTATTATTGAAGTAAGCACTCCGGATAGTGTTGAGGATAATTATCGTATTGCAAAAGGTGATAGTCAAACATGAATGGAATGTGGATTTTTGGAGATAGTTTTGTAAGTCCGTTGAATGCAAATTACGACAAAGACTATCACCCGGATTGGACTTGGACTAAACAACTCGCTACTAAATTAAATTTACAAACAACAATAGTTGCACAACCAGGAATAAGCAATCAGTGGATTTCTAAAAAAATTAACGAACATGAAGAAAATATGGAGGAAGGTGATATAGTTATTATTGTTACTAGTGAACCTAATAGAACATGGCTATTAGAAGATTTCCCCGAGTTCTCTAATATTTTTGTAAACAATTTGGAGAAATGGATATCTAAGAAACAAAATAAAGCTGTACAATCTTATGTTGAAAATTTTGGAATACAACACGATTTTATAAGTCAGATGCACTACGATTGGTTTTTGCATTGGTGTCGTAGTAAATTAAGTAGTAAAGTTCTACTTTGTTTACTTCCTGGATTTACTAATACAGATATACACGATACAACAGATAGTAATTTAGCTCTTAAGGATATTGATGAACAAGAATTTGAAAACCTAATGGATAAACCAGAATTTGACAAAAGAATGAATCATATGAGTAAAGAGAATCATACTATACTAGCTGATAAGGTTTATAAGTTCTTAACAGAAAACGAAAAGATTGATTTGAGTACTGATTTTTTAAATTCAGAAACTGTCCAACCAGTTGGGTAAATCGGTTTGATCCTTTTCACGTTCGTATATAGTTACTAATTTATCTACAAGTTGTTTATTACTCAAAACAACTCTAGCACCTCTGTGTAGAGGTTTGGGCCAACAGTCTATGCTTACCCAACTGTATCCACTGCTTTCATGATTACAACTGGGTATAAACTCTTCAAATACTGTAACACAAAATGTGTTATAGGTAAACTTTTTATCATCACTTAAGAATGTATGTAGTGGGTGTACTTTTGCTATATCAGGTAACGGTCCCATTTCTTCTCTACATTCTCTAAGTAATGTTTCAATAGGGCGTTCTTTTTTCTCAGCTTTGCCTCCCCAAAAACTCCAAGTTAGTGGGTGACTAGACTTTTTACTTCTTTGTTGTAGCATGATTCTGCCTGTGTCTAAGGCAAGAAAACAGCAACCGCTTGCTTGTATCATTATAGGTATATTCGCCAAAATCCGCTATTATATGTGCCTTCAAAGGCATTAATCCATTGCGTTCCGTCGTACTTTAGTATATCCATAGTTGTAGTGTTTGTAACGTATTGTACAGTAGATCCATTTGCACTTGCATCAAAACTTATTATCCAATTTGCACCATCGTATTCGATAATATCATTTAATGAACCAATACCGCCCCAACCTGATCCGCCTGCTGTAGCTTTAGTTAACAAGTATCGTTGACCAGATGCCGCCGCGGCAAGTGTGCCATCGCCAGGAAAGTTTGCTTGTGGATCTATTACTGCATCCACAGCCGCTACCGTGGTAGCAGGAAATGTACCACTGTCCATTGTGATGTCTAATAAGTTTGGATCACCTTGATTTACTGTGATATTTCCTACAATATCACCTGTTGTAATACTAGGGTCCGACGTTTGTTTTAACCTTAGTTGACTTATGCCATCTCTAAATTCACCAAATCCTTTGAACACTTCGGTCCAATTTAAAATTGCACCGGTATTCAAATCTACATTTGTATTGCTTCTATTTAATAATTGTGCAGTGCCTTCGCCAGCTGAATTCATTGTAAAACGCATTTTGAAATTTTCTAATGTTACAATTTTAAAACTTGTAAACAATGGATTGTAACTACCACCTGCTCTAAGTGCGGCTAGTGCTTCATCGTTAACATCGTCAATATTATCAATAATAGTATGTATAATTGATTGTTTTGTAACTTTAGCTGGTGGATTAATTAGCACAGGCATTGTAAATGTCATTGTGCTTATATCAATAATATCATCTATTCCACTTGGGATAGCTCTAACACTCCAAGTGCTAGCAATTAATTCAACGTAACTTAATGTACTCCAATCCAATGGATTATTACTGGTATGTATGTTAAGTGTAGGATTAAACAGTACTAGTATTTGTTCTAACAACTGTAGTTTTTGTTCTGTGTTTGATGTCCAAACATCTACTTGCATTGTTAAGTTATAAGGCACAGGCTGATGTCTTGTTATACTATAAGCGTTACCTTGTTCATTTATATAACTACCTGTAGCTTCATCATATTTTTTCTCAAAGACAGGAACAGTTTCTTCGTACTGTGGACTTGTTCTTCTATCTGGAGCAGTTTCTAAACCTGTTACATGACAACTTATAAATGGTGTTGTTTGAGTCATGTTCTCACTGTTTTCTCTTACAATATGTGCCGCCATTCTACTCACATCACCGTAGCGTACAGGTGCAGTTTGATATACAACATTTCCTTCAGCGTCACTGTGCATGGCTACTTGAAAGCCTGCAAAAATACGGATAAACTGTTGAATATATCGTCTAAGTTGTTTGTCATAAAAGTATGGTACAGCGGTTATCTTACTAGTTTGATATGCCATTATGTATTATCCGCTCTTGTTTTAATTACTTCACTAAGTGGAGTTTGTTCTTTTGTTTCTTGATTATCTACCACAGTAGTGCGATCTGTATTGTTAATAAATCCGCTAGCATTGTAAGTTATGTCCGTCCAAGTTTTATCTGTGATGTTATCATATAGTCTATGCCATTTACTGCCCCGTCTGACAAATAGTCTATTGGGATTAAAGTCGTTTCTAATAAAGTAATCGCCTTCGTTAGGTGTACTAGGAAACTGATCACCTGCTGTAATTGATTCACCATGTACATAGCTATCATCTTTGTTAACAATGCCACCAGCTGTTGGATGATCATAACCAAATAAGTGATCGGTCAAACTTGTTCCGTCTGGGTCAGCTTGATCAGCGGCTGATATAATAGCATCGCTAATGTTAAACTCTGTTTTATATGTACTAAGATCATTTTTGAGACTATTTGCATCGTCGCTATTGCCAAGTATATCATAGTATTCTTGACTGTCTGTTAATGGTGATAGTTTAACACGCCAAATATGTGGATACCAAGTTTGACTAAAACCTTCTGCGCCTCTATTAGCATCGTTTACAACGTAATATTTGTTAATAGCTTTCTTATCATTACTCAACAATAGTGCATCTCTAAGATGTGGTAATTCTAATACATCTCCCGGCATTAGTTTTCTTCCTACAATGTCAACCATTTCATTCATGTGAAATGTCATATACAGCATATCATTACTTAAAAATAATCCAAATTGTGTTAGATCAAAATCTGTATCTTGAACATTATAAACACCACGTAATTCATAGATGTCTTGGTCATATTTGCGGTCTCTGTTTTCCATAAACAGTAAATCTTGTATTTTTGTTTCGTTTATAACTCCGCCTACATTAACTTCTTCGCCACTAAGTGGGTCTACTTCTGAACCACTGAGATAGTTGGGCTGGCTGGGGTCATTCTTATCATTACCTACTGCTGGTCCCACGTATTTGTGTACGTGAACTCCGGTACCTCCGATACTAAACTGCTCACGGATAGAATTATCCATGTAGTGATAATCGTTAGTTTTGGTCGGTTTATATAAACTTAATCTTGGCATACAGTTATTTATCGTGAATCTACAAGGTTGACAAATAAGTAATGGTGTTATATTAGTAAGAAACTTCGAAGGGAATACCAGTGAA